CAGCCGTGAAGAATTGGAATACTGGAACTGATTGCGCCATTCCCTCCCAGATTGGAGACAACTTGGTTTCAAAAGTGTCAATTGGCGTGAAGTCCATCGAAACCCAAGCATCATGCACGATGCCTTGCGGGACACGTCGAGGTAATTGAGTTTCAAGGAGTCGATTATTGAACTCAATCCCGCTACAAGCATGAAGCAAAGCACGGTCGTTGAACTTCAAGATGCGCTGAAGGTTATTGGCAATCTGCCTATTGCCCGGTTGCTGGAAGTAGCGAATTGCAGTAACAAGCGAGCGTATCCCTGGTTCCAAGGATTGATAGTACAAGTCACCATTCACAGCAACTACGCCACGGTCATTGACTGAACCATTGACCTTCTGGACGACTGTTTGAACTGGATAGTTAGCTTTAGTTGTACCAATCCAATCCGTTCTATCAACAGGCACGTTGAGCGCAAACACTTGCTTTCGAGTGAAGATATACAATCGACCCTCGCCAAGCGTTGCGTCGAGATTGGCTGAGTCCTTGAGTGCTCGAATCTTACCCGCACTTGTTGGGATTGTAAATCCGTCACCTCCAAGAACTAACGGACTTTCAGTTACGTTCAATACAGCATCTTTGAATTTGTAACCTATTGTGCCTGACTTACCGCCTACAATGTCACCGGCAGAGTGTTGACGGTTCTGCGCGTACCATAGCCTTCCCTGGAAATAGCACATACACGTTGCGGCGGGGATTTCATTCACGCCGGGAGTGCCTGGAGCAACTGAGATATTCGTAATGCCCTTGGACCTCCAAAGTGTGGCCCCATCCCAGAACAACGGAAGCGTAGCAGCAGGCACTTGACCTATACTCTGAAAGTCTCCTGCCTGAATGATGGCAAATTGCTCTGCTTGCTCAAAGAAAGCTTGCTCAATATCGGGAGGATTGAACAAACCAAATTCAACGGACAAATCGCGTATGTATTGCGTGCCATCAGGAGGCACTAGGAAGATATGGCCACCAATGGATAGCAACAGGTATGGATCACCTCCATCTGGTTCATAGATCATTCCGCCTTGATACAGCGCATTGCCTGCGTGAACAGTACCCAGCCTGTTCCAGCCTGAGCGCGGACCTATAGCGCCATCACGGAAAGTAACATTGTTTGCCCACGATACTTGGTTGCGAGCGAGTCCATTGGGAATCAGTGGTCCTTGAATGGTTGTGACTTTAACGCTATCGACACCGCCTGAGAAGTCCGCCGCGCCATCGATCTTCGTTACATCACTTGCCATTCTTGTAATTGAAGTTGTAGCTATAGTGCGTTATTTACAAGCTAAATGAGCATCCGAAAACCACGCATTGAACAAAAAGCCTCCAATTCCTATGAGATGTACAATGTGTGGTGGAATCGCACCGTGCATCCTTTATGGCGTGAGTTGCTAATGATCCAACATGGAGGTAAGTGGACAAAGAAGGATGGAGAAAGCGCGGGAAATGGACTGCTGTTTCATTACAAGGAAGCGATTCGAATTGCATGGCCTCATATCGATCAACATCGGTGGTTTGATGTATTTGGAGAAAACTGGCTTATCTATAAATACGTAGCCGTACTCGGACCAAAATCGTCTGGGAAAACTTGTGATGCTGCGGTCTTTCACTTGGTTGATTACTATGCCTTTTCTGGCTGCACCACCGTAGTTGTATGCTCAGATACCAAGGAAAACCTTGAGGATCGTATCTGGGGCGAGATTAAGAAGCTTCACCGCATGGCTAAGGCAGAATATTCATGGCTACCAGGGCAGTTGATTGAAGGACGTACGCGCATCGTCACTGATAACCGTGACGAAAACACTGAAGGGCGAGACTTCCGAAACGGTATGGTTGGTGTGCCTGTTAAAAAGGGAAATGCAGTCGTAGGCATATCTAGCTTCGTTGGAAGAAAGAACAAGCGAGTTAGGTTCTGTGCCGATGAGCTTAGCTTGCTTCCTATGAGTTTTATTGACGCCACGGCATCTCAGGCCAACCCAGAGGTAAAAGTGACAGGGATGGGCAATCCCGCAACAACAACGGATGCTTTAGGCGCACTCGCTGAACCTGACTCTACTCTTGGAGGTTGGGATGGGGGCATAGATCAATCGCCCAGGACAAAGACGTGGAAAACGCGTTGGCCTAATGGTATCGCAATTCAGTTTCCCGGATCTGACTGTCCGAACATGGACGTGCCAGAAGATGCGCCCGTGCCATTCCCCTATTTGATGACGCGCAAGCAAATGGAAGAAGACGCCAAGATATGGGGCAAGGAAGATTGGCATTACACCATGTTCAATGAGGGTCGTATGCCCCGAGGCCAAGGCTCGCGTCGAGTGCTCACGCGGCAATTATGCCTCAAGAATCACGCAATGGATGAAGCGATATGGGCGAGCGTGAACAGAACGCGTATTGCTTCCCTGGACGCTGCTTATCGTGCAGTTGGTGGTGATAGATGCGTATTCGCTATCTTTGAGTTTGGACCTGAAGGAAACATAACTGCGCTGCCTGAATCTGAATTCACCGTGAGCCAGCAAGTGCAAAGTGAATCACGCCAAGTGCTGTTCTCGCTCAAGGAAATTTCCATCATTCCCATTGAGGGCAACGACTTTGAATCACCAGAAGATCAGATTGTCATGTATGTAAAGAAGGCGTGCGAAACGAACAATATTCCGCCACGCAATTTCTTCTTTGATTCTGGTATGCGAACCTCGCTGGTAACTGCGTTCTCGCGCCTATGGTCAGTTGACGTAAACCCGATTGATTGCGGTGGTCGCCCATCTGAACGCAAGGTTTCTGAAAACATAGACGTACTCGCGTGCGATTATTATTCCAAGAAAATCACTGAGCTTTGGTACTCCTGGCGCCTTATCGTTGAGGCAGGTCAGTTTCGTGGGATGACAGAGGATGTAATGAAGGAGGGGTGCCAGCGCGAATGGATGACTGTTGGAGGAAACAAGATTGAAGTCGAGACGAAGGCCGACATGAAGCTGAAAACAGGACGCTCTCCTGACTTAGCGGACTGCGTGGTAATCGGCATCGAGGGAGCACGACAGCGAGGATTCCACATCAAGCGCATGGTCAACGAAGAATATGTTGAAACTGATACACGCTGGAAAGACGAATTACGCCGTAAAGCCTTAGCCATCACCAAGAAATACCAACTTAATTATGCTGCTTGACAACTTGTCAATGTGTGGCACAATAACACATTATGAAACTTAAAACATTTATTCCGTCTCTTATCGTTGCTGGCGTCCTCGTCTCAATCATGCCTTTTCTTAACAAGGCTAAGGCCGATTCCACTCATCATCAATCACCTCACGCCACGGTGCTATTTCAAACAGGCGAATCGGTTGATGGTAGTATTATAATCTACAGCTTTAGCGCCTCCGGCCCAGGCATACCGGAATTATCGACAGATGCAGCAGAAGCGATAACCAAATTGCGCGATGCTGGGTTTGAAATGATTCCATCTCAAACGGGATGGTTTTATACATTCGTGCGCTAAGCTACAAAACCGTAGCTAGTATTGCGCCGTTGGTAAGATTGCTAGGTGTAGGTGTAGGCAGCGAAACCGTAGTGGAGAATGACATTGCTGCACCATATATCAACGCAACGTACGAAACCCCAGACGTATTTACAGCAAGCGCGGTTGCTTGATCTGCATAATCTCCGGAAGGGCCATATCCAACAGCCGTAGCAGCGACTCCGGCAGGAGTTAGTGATGCGATAAATATATCGTATACCCCATTGGATGTAATACGAATCGTACCTACATCCATTGTATTCCAGAATCTACCAACAAATACAATGTTCCCATTTGGGGCGATATTTAATCCGGTAAGGTCATCAGCATTGCTGGACCCACAGGTAAATCCCCAAGATGCAGCTAATGTGGTCTTATCCAATTTGGCAATGTAAATATCTTCTGTTGCACTTCCCTTATTATTAAAGGTGGTATTACCAATAGTTATAGATGTGTTCTTAAAGACGCCCCCTAAGATTAGGTTTCCAGAAGAATCCAGCCTACATTTCTTGCCACACGTAAACCCAGGCTGGGGACTGGCAACGCCATCAACTAGCAATGCTATTGACGCCAAAGAAGATCCAGACGTGTCAAACTTGGCCACAAATGGAGTTAGTAGGTTGGAATTTGAGGTAAGTGGAGATCCAGTGCCTTGGCTAAAGTCCACGGTTCCTTGAAAGCTTCCTGTCATAAAACTAGATCCTGTAACTGGATCAACTGCAATTC